CATTCCGCTCTTGGCGGGGGCGGGGCCTTGGGGGCCTCGTCGAGGCGCTCAACGGAAACACCGAGGGCTTCATAGGCGGCGACGATCTCGGGCCAATCGCCGACGATGAAGACCCGGCCGACGTCTTGGCGCGGCGTGGTGAAAAAGCGGGGGTTTGCGTAGGCCTTGGACTTGTCGAAGTCCGAGGACTGTTGCGAATATACAAGCTCAATCCCGGACATCACGTCTTCCCCCATGCCCGACGGGCCCTGATGTCAGTCACGTAGTTGACTGAGATGTTGTAATCGGCGCCGATCTCGCGGCGGGAACGTCCATCGGCCCTGATCGCGGTGACGCTGGCTTCGTCAAGTTTAGTTGCGCCGCAATATCTGTTTCGCGGCCCGGAAACCCTGTCCTCATTGTTCTGCTGTCGCGTCGCCCACCTTAAGTGGGCCGGGGCGACACAGCCCAAGTGCCCGTTGCCGCAAGAGTGCGCAGCCTCAAGCGTCGGCTCGGCTGGCTCTCCGTGCCTGTGAGCGCACACGACCCGGTGAGCCAGTTGAGGTTTGCCCGCGCAAGAGACCTGCCCATAACCGGCACGGTTTCTGCTGAAGGGCCAGAAAAGACATCCTTCGCCTTCGTGGCGTTTGGCCTGCTCCAAGAACGCCGTCGCCTCGCCCAGAAACGTCGGACCCGCCAACGGGTCGCCGTGCTTAATGAGACGGCGATAGTGGGGCCCGCACATAGCCCGTGCCACAACCGCCTTGCCGCAATCTGGCACCGCGCATAAACGAAAAGCAGCCATCTCGAACCTCCTACGTTCGGGCTTGGTTAGAGCCCGCCGGGAGGTGAGATGCCCGGCGGGTTCGCCCTCTGATTATAGAGGAGAACCCGCCGAGAACCTAGTGCAGCTTAGGCGACAGTGGCGTCACCGATCGCAATGACACCAGCGGTGTCCTTGATCGACGTGGCGACCTTGTCCCAATTACTGCCGGTGGCCAGTTCGGCGTCGGTCGGCGACTTGCCGCCGTTCGCGGTGTCCCAGGCGTAGCCCTTGAGGGCCAGGCCGAAGGTGTAGTCCACCTGCATCGTGGTCTCGATGCGCAGCTTGCCGTTCGTGGTCTCGATGTTGGAGATCATGTCCCCGCCGTCGAAGACCGTCGCAGCACCCTCGACGAGCGAGAGAACCTTCTCCTTGTCGAGCGGAGAGGCGTCCTGGTACAGCGCCGGCGCGTCGGTGACGATCACGGCCTTGCCGAGGATGTCCACGATGTTCACGCCTTGGGCGGTGAACAGGCGAGCGGTGTTGGTCAGGTTCTGGCCGATCAGCTTGTGGAAGACCGAGCCGGTCATGACCTGGGCGACCAGATCGCCGGAGCGATCGCCGAACTTGGCGTGGGCCTTGTTCAGGGTCGGGTAGCTGATGCCGACGTTCGGGGACGCCTCGGTGATGCCGTCATATTTGGCGGCCGACTGGTTCTCGATCGCGGCGACCAGGGCGGCGATGGCGGTGTTGAGCTGGTCGGAGAGCATGGCCTCGGCAAAGTTGCGCGAGATCACCTCGATGCCCTCCGCGGTCGGCTTCTCCAGCCAGGTCAGCTGGCCCGGCTCGAAGCGGATGGGGCCGAAGCCGCCGGCCACCTTGACGCCGTTGTGCTGGAGCTGGGAGAGGTCGGTTGCCGAGGCGGCACCGTTCGAGACGTAGCGGTCCACGCGGCGCTGGGCGGTGTGGATCGACGCGAAGAACGACTCCTGGAGGAAGTCGCCCGTGAAACCGTCCGTGGTCAGGCGGATGGAGCCGCGCGAGGCCTCGTTGAAGAGGGCGACGCGCTGGGCCAGCGTCTCGATGATCGCCGGCTGGATGAACTCGTTGAAGACCTTCATTTGGGTCAGGGACATTTGGTGTTCTCGCTTTCAGGATGAGGGGGGGTTTTTTGAAGGGGTGTTCGGGCAGTCCCGCCCGGTGTTGAGCCGCCCTCATCCCGAGGCCCGGCGGATTGTGTCTGGCGGCCCTATCGGGGCAGGTTGAACTTTTTGGCGAAGTGGGCGGTGCGCGCGGCTTTGTCGCCCCCGACGTCTGCCTTGGTGGTTCCGCCGATCTTGTCGGGCTGCTTGCCGCTTCCCGACTGGCCGTCGCCGTCGAACGCGCGGGAGAAGGAGTCGGAGGCGCGCATCTCGGCGACCAGCTCCTTGACCGTCATGGGCTCGCCCGCGCTGTTGAACCGGACCTCGCCGGCCGCATCGACGACTTGGGGCAGGAACTCGCCCGCCTCGGTCTCCTTGACCTTCGTATGGGCCAGAACATGGGGGAGGAGCAGCTCGACCGCGCCCTTGGCCTCGGCGATAGCGGCGGTGGCCTGTTGCTTGCGGGTCAGGCCGTCCACGGCACCGGTCAGGCGGGCGATACGGTCGTCGCGGCCCTTGATCTCTTCGCCGTGCCGCTTGACCAGTTGGTCCTTGGCGGCGTTGAATTTCGTGTCCGCGATCTTGTCCGCCTCCTTGGCGGGGTCGATCGTCTGGAACTCTTCCCACTTGGCGAGGGCCTCGCGGGCCTTGTCCGGGTCGATGTCCTTGAACCGGATGACGTCGCGCTCCAGCTGCTCGCGCGTGCTGCGCTCCTTGCCAAGCGCGGACTTGAGGCCGGAGATATTCTCCAGCGCATATCCGTCCGACTCTTCGACCGAGAGGACGAACTTCCCATCCTCGCGGGGCTTGTAGAAGGAGCGAACCGTCTCCGGGGCGTCCTCGATCTTTTCGACTACGGCTTTCAGCATTGCAATTCCCTTGCTGCTATCGTTGCGCTTCCCGCGCGGGGTTCGGCGACGGGATCACCCCGCCAGCCATTCCTTCGTCGGCTGACCCAGCAAGTCCGCGGACCAGCCCGACATTGATCTTGCCCGGTCTCCAATCGCCGGCCGCGCCTGATTGAAGCCCCGGCGATGGGCGGCAGCGGCACCCCAGGGCGTCGCGTCGAAGAAGTGGGCGGCGGCGTCGTGCATCGGCACACCGCAAAGGACGGCCCGGTCAGCGCCAAGGCTTTCGAGGGCGTACCTAAGGGCGAAGAGGCCCGACGATCCGCTATCCGGCTGGCCCTCGAACTTCCACTCCGCGAACTCAATCGGGAGGTCCGGGAGGCGGACGGTGCTTTTCCCGGCCTCAAGATGCCCGACAAGGCGGCCCGGGGCGGGGTGTCCCGCCTTGTTGCGGCGGCCCATCCAGATCCCGTATTTCTCGGGGTGAAGCGAAACCGCGGCATCCAGCCGGCCGGGCCAGACCGCTGCGGCGTCATTACAGGCGACCACGAGATCGAACCGGCCAAGGTCAAGCGCGCCGGCAACGTCACGCCAGAGGGTCGCGGCACCGCCGAGGACGAGGGCTTTCAAAGCCAGTGCTCCTTGACCAGCGGGTGATCGGCAAGCTGGTGGGGCTTCCGCTCGCCGTGGAAATAGACGATCCGCGCGTCCCCGATCCCGTGCTTCTCAACGTGGCCCTTGAAGCTGACCACCTGCCCGGGGAAGGCGTCGTCGAGATAGGCGTGGGGGAACCGGCGAACCCACTCCATGTCGTTCTCGCCGCGATGCTCCCGGCCTATCTTTGTCCAGCCCGGGGGGATCAGGGCGACGCCGTTGCAGGCCTGGGCGAGGTTGTAGGGGTCACGCGGAAGGGCGATCCGGTTGGCATCGACGCAATAATCGGCCAGGCCGTCGCAATCGCCACAGACGATCGTATCGAGACCGACCAGGATCATCGGCCCCTCGATCTCGTAGGGTTGGATGCAGTCGGCATAGCCCGGCCGCGCGGACCGGATCTGGCGCTGCGCGATAGGCTCGATGAATGACCGGGGCCGGTCGGTGTAGCAGACGAACCGGAAGGGGACCGTCAGGTTGCGGGAGAATCCGCGATAGAGCTTCTCGACCCAGCTTTCGTCGTACATCGACGAGAACCGCTGGCCCTTCTCGTTGGCTTGCCAGAAGAGCGTGGCGACGGTGAGGACCGGCTCGCCTTGTTGCTCCGGCCAGAGGTTGGTCATGGCCGGACCGGGCGCATCCGCTTCGGATTCGCGGGCTTGGCCATCGTCTTTCCGTTCCGCAGCCAGACCATGCCGGCGGGAACGTCACGCCCGACCACGGCTCCAGCCGCGACGACCGCACCGTCTCCAATCGTTACCCCGGGCAGGATCACCGCGCCGGCACCAATACAGACCCGGTTCCCGACCCGAACCGTGACGAACTCGCCGGAGCGAAGGGCGTCGAGGTCGAGCCCCTCCTTGTCCGCGCTCGGCCACATATCGTTGCAGAGCGTGACGTTCGGGCCGATGAAGCAGTCGTCGCCGATGACGAAGCCCGGCCCCATCATCACGCCGCCGGAGATCACGCAGCGCCGGCCGAACTCCGGGCCGTGCAGCATGGCGAAAGGGGAGACCGAACAGCCGGCTCCGAGGATGGTCCCGCCGGTCACGCTCGCGAACTGCCAAACGGTCACGCCCTCGCCCAGGAACGCGCCCTGAACGTGAGCGAGCGGGTGGATCACTCGACCGCTCCCGCCGCGGCCCTGAGGTCCGGCTCTTCGTCGTCGCCGGGCATTTCCGCCTCCAGGCGGTCGGCTTCGGCTTCTCGGTCAAAGTCGGCGGCGAGAACGCCACGGCGGCGGAACTCGGCCCAGACCGTTTCGCGCGAGAGGTCGCCGTTCTTGCGGGCCTCCATGATCAAGGTCGGCCCCTTGTCGTCGTCGGTCAGGTCGAGGTCGTCGAGGTTCCAGCTTATTTCCGGCTCAACGCCGAGGTTCAGCCAGTCGGCGGTCAGTTTCAGGCATTGCTCAAGGCAGTCCTTGAGGCCCAGAGCCCAGGCTTGAAGGACGGAGGTCGCCTTTTGCGACGCGAACGCCGCGGCGACGACGGTAATCCCGGCCGAGACGGAGAGCGGTTGGCGGCCAAGCTCGCGCATCTGCGCCTCGGTTGCCTTCACCTCTTCGGCAAGGAACCGCAGGCTCTCCGACGAGGGCTCGATAAACGACCACTCGCCGTGGTTTCCGGTCTCCCCGTTCGGCGGAGCGTAGAGGACGGCGCGCGGGCCGACCGGGACGGCTTCGACTTTGCCGGCGCTCATGCCCGGCTGGACCCCGTTTCCGGCCAGCATCGGGAAGGCGGTCAGCTCCTTGATCGACTTAAGCGCCGTCTCCTGCTGGTAGTGTTCGACCTGGAGGTCCGCGACGCCTTGGAGCGGGGGATAGAACCGCCACCCGCCGCCGAGCCGCTTTCCGGTGATAAAGGGGACCAGCGGGATCACGCCCAGCGTCACCGGCCCTTGATCGACGATGTCCCAGCCGTTGTTGGTACGGCGGCCGACCGCTTCGACGCGGCGCTCGAAGATCGTGAAGATCGCCGGGCCGTAGTCGATAACCGTGTCCGTGACCGTGCCGTCCTCCAGCATGGCGTAAACCGGCGCGCGATCGAACATCCGCACGCGCTCGACCGCGACCTCGTCGAAGCCGTCGCGCATGACCACGTCTTCCCGAATCCGGGCGTGGGTGATGACCTCGGCCCCCCGGACCGTGTCCGAATAGACGGCGAGCATCCGATTGGCCGGGATCCGCACCCAGTAGGGACGAAGGCCCTGGACCCGCTCGTCGGCGAGAGAGAGGCGCTGGCCGTCCGCGCGCTCGGTGGCGCGGGTGTAATCGACCAGAACCCAACTCACCGCGTCGTTGACGCCGTCGAAGAAGGTCTCGGAGGCGAAGACGTGGAGGTTGTTCCCCCGCCCGTCGATGTCCTCGGCCAAGGCCGCGACCCGGTCGGGAGCGCCGTCAGCCAGGACGATCTCTTGGCCGAAGGGCTTGCGGGCGAGGCTGGTGACGACGTCGGCGTAGATGTTGGTGAACCGGGCGTTCTTGCGCCGATAGTCGTAGTCGTCCGTCGTCTCGTTCGGGAACCGGGGAAGATAGGTCTCGCCCGCCGCTTTCATGGCCGGCGCACCGCCCAGGATGTCCGACACCGTCTGCCAATATGGCCGCATCGCCAGATAGTCGGTCGAAACTGTCTCGGGCGTGCTGGAGGTCTTCGCCATGCGTTAGCCTCTCGCGCTTGCGTAGGTGCCGAAAAGTGGGGCCGGGGCCTGCGCTTTCAGCATCAGCTCGGTGATGGCCCAGACCAGCGCGTCCACGCGGTCGGGCGAGCCGTTGCCCATGTATCCCTCGCCGGTCATGGCGCACATCTGGTCTTCGAGCGCCGTCATGCCTGCGACGTGCTTTACCCGGCCCTGCTCGTAGAGAGCGGCGATCGGCTCGGCCCTGACGACTTTGCCGCGGGAGGCCGTGACCTCACGATATGGGACGTTGCCGCCTGCGGTCTTGATCACCGCCTGGACCATCGCGCCGCCGAAATTGCGCTCTGCCACGATCCGGTCGGCGTTGAACTCTTCCGCTGCATTGACCGCGCGTCGCGCCCAGAGCGCCGGGGAGAGCTTGCAAGTCCGGTCGGCCAGCACATAAGCGACGCCGTCCACGCCCTTACCTGCCACGACGATGCCGACGCTGTCCCCGTCGTCTTCCTCGCCAGCGGTGCCCGAGGGGTCGATAGCTACGACCACCCTCTGCATATCAGGCAGGATGGTGTCTGCCTTCGCCGCATCGATCATCGCGCGGGTCCAGAGCGCGCCCGCGAAATCCTCAAGCAGCTCGCCGTCAAGCTCCTGCCGGCCTAGCCGGGTGCCTTCGTAGCGGGTGACGATCTTGTCGAGGAACGACGGCGCAAGGTTGGCGCGGTTGGAATAGGTAGAGCCCCGAGTCACGACGGAGGTGCTGGCCGCCATGATCTGCCGAAGCAGCGGAATCGGGCGCGGCGTCGTGGTCACCATGCCTTGGGGCGCGGTTCCAAGCCGCAGCCCGAACATGAACATATCCCACGCCTCTTGAGCGTAGTTCCAGGCAGCGATCTCGTCGCACCATCCGGCGTCGTGCTGCGGTCCGCGCAGACGGTCCGGCTCGTCTGCCGAATAGGTGGTTGCCATCGCCCCGTTCGCCCAGGTCAGGCGGCGCTTGGACGGCTCATAGACCGGGCGGCCGGTCAGGTTTCCCTTGTGGTCGCGATCACCGGCCCAGCACACACTCAGAAGCCCGGAATCACCCTCGACCATAACGTCCCGAGCGTCTCCCGCTGTCGGGGCGATCAAGGCAATGCGACAGCAGCCAGCCTTGACCTTTTCGCGCACCCACTCGGCACCCGATCTTGTCTTCCCGGCACCGCGCCCGGCGATGTAAGCCCAGACCTGCCACAGACCATCCGGCGCGACCTGCTCCGGCCGGGCGGTGAACCTCCAGTCATGGAGGAGATCGTTGGCTTCGTCCTCAGTGAGGCTTCCCAGAGCCTTCGCGAGCTGGTCCGGCGGCAGTATGGCCAGCGACGATACGTGCAAGGCGCTCGCGTGCATCCGTAACCTCGACAGTCTGCTCGACCTGGCTCTTGTCCACGACCAGGCCCAAGAGCTTGGCCTTGCCCATGGTCGCGGCGACGGCCGAGGCAGTCTGCGGCGATGGTGCCCCGAGCGCGATCTGGCGCGCCTCTTCAAGCTCGTCGATGATGTCGGCGAGGGTGATTTCGGTGCGGACAGCGGCCCGATTCTGGATTTCGGCCACTCGCGCACAAATGTTTACATCTGCGGCAAGGCGAGCCGCTGCGCTCCGGCTGGGCTTGTATCCGGCGCTCACATAGGCTTCGGCCTGGCTCGCGCCCTTTACCAGTTCTTGGGCAAACCGCTCATGGCGGGTGTTCTGGAGGGACGGCATCCTCGCCTCCGATTTTGTGTGCGGGTTACCGCGCGCCAGCGACGCTCAACATCGAGCGGGCGGTATTGATCCAGAGCTTCCAGAACAGGCGCATGGTTGTCTCCGGGGTTGTCGGGTCTCGCTGTCCGCTCCCTGATCCAGCCATTGCCGAAGCGCCGCACATGGTCAGGGAGTGAAAAGCAAAACGGCCCCGCCGGTTAGGGCTGGGGCCGTCTGGTCGCGTCTATCGACGTTCGCTTATGGGCACGGTTACCGCTCCGGGTCAAGATGTGGTGCGGTGGCGGGTTGTCGGGCACCCTATGTGCTATTCCAGCCCGTAGGCGAGGGCGGCGCAGTCCAGGGCGAGGACCAGGGCCTCGGAGATACTCCGCTGCACGGACCCGCTGTTGCTAAGGCTCCGCAGGTTTGATCCCTTCCCGGCGATCTCGCGCAAGGCCCAGACCGCGCGGCCGGTACGCTCAACCGCCGTCCGTCCGTTCGGCCCCTTGAAGGTCCGGTCCTCCTCCTGGATCAGCTTCTCCAAATCCCGGACGAAGAGTTCCCGCTGAGTGCGCTTTTTCGCCCAGCCTTCCCCGCCTCGGGTGATGTTGCGGGTCTGGTCAAGGGCCGGCGGCGTGAGCCCCTTCTCCGGGTCGAGGAGCTCGTAGTCCGTGCGGAACCGGAGGCCCGCGGCGAACTGGTTGGCCGAGAGGGACCGGGCCGTCATCAGGGT